GACTGAACCCTTTTTTATTACTTATATATTATATTATTACAAACCTTGTTCTAACTGTCTTAACTTATATAGTGATACTAAAGATACTTCAGATTCGTTAATCTTTTCAATAGTTTTTTCAACCTTTTCAGTAAGTTCATCATCAGTAGATTCATTTAACTTAGTATTAAGTTTTTCAATAACCACTAATTTAGACTTTTCAATCTCCTCAGTTAACGATTTCTTATCCAATGATAAAAGAGTTTTTAATTCTTGTTTTTCTTCTTCAGAGATATTTCCAAACTCTCTATTAAATGTGTTTGTTGCAATTTTTAACATAGAACTTAAAGGAATATTAACAGATTCAGATACTGTTTTTGCAACTTCTTGTTTTGAAATAGTATTTTTAATTCTGTTTTTACTTTCCAATACTTGCTCTAAATTCTTAACACTTGAATTATAAACAACTGAATCGATATCTTTGTAATTGTTTTCAGATTGGGTTTTTACATTTTCAGAAACCCACATATTAATCTCTTTGATTTTTTTAGTATTTGAAGAAACAATATTTTTAATAGTTTCAATGCTTTCATTTACATAATCATCAACAATGTCTTTAGATAAACCTTTGTTTTTTGATAGTTCATCATAAAGAAAATATGCTTCGGCAATTCTCTTGTTTTCAAGAATGTTTTTCTTAAAAGATTTCATATGGTTTTTAAATGATGATTTACCATACGATTCTGTCATTAAAGACTCTATATTAGATTTTATTTGACCAAACTTATTCATAATGTTTTTTATTATAAATATTACTCATCTAGTAATGTTTTCAATTTGTCTTCAATTTCACCCAAAGATTTACGTCCTTTAGATAGGTCCAGTTCAGTTATACCATTAATCATATCATCTTCCAATATTAAATTAAGGTCTTTATCTTTAATACTTTCAGGTGTTATATCACCACCTGTATCTGCTGCCTCACCACCTAAGTCTCCACCTAAATCACCACCTAAGTCTCCACCTCCGAAGTCAGAACCTCCACCACCAAATCCAGTGTCAGCAGGTTCAGTAGTTTCTCCTTCAGGTGCACCACCTTCACCAGGTTTGTTTCCGTATAACTTATCGATGTTTGCAAAGATACCTGTCTTAGAAATAACTTCAGGTGTTTTTTCTAGTTCAGAAGCAACTGCTTTCTCAATACGTTGTTGCTGTATGTCTAATTTAATTTCTTCATCTGAGAATCCAAGAATGTGTTTCTTAGCCCATGATGATGAAACAGGTTGAATACCGTTTCCTGGGTCAGAAACCGCATCTCTATATAATTGAATCTTAGTTTGCCACTGCTCAACTTTAAGTAAGTCTGCTTGAGTTGATGGGTTAGTTAAACCTAATGTAAAGTTATTTAACTCATCTTCAAAACCTAATAAGTATAAGTGAATGATGGCAATCTTATTCAACTCTTGAATCATAGATTTTTGGATTCTATTAATTGTTCGAGCAAAACGAATGTCTTGTAATGCCAAGTTTTTACCGTCACCAACAACCTCCTCAAAACCTAAGAATGCCTTTGGTACACGAAGTGCTGTTAATAATTTCTTTTGGATATATTCAATATCGGCAATCTCTGATAAGTTCTGTGCACCTGGCAAAGTGTCGATAGGGTTTGGAGCGTTAGGGTCACGAACAGGGATAAAGTAATCTTGGTCTACCGCCATTTGGTTATATCTTAAGTCAACATTACCATTATTTGGGTCAGCAATTTGGTCACGTTTAAACTTATTGGCAACTCTTTGTACATACGGTTCAACATCTTTATCGTCCATGTTACCCACGAATACTTTAAACACCCTTCTTTCAGGTGCTCTCGATGTTCTATAGATTAACATAGCATCTTCAGAAAGGATAAGTTGTTTCCAAATTCTTCTACCTTTCTCCAACATAGATGTACCATAAGGAAGTTTACGGTCATCACCTAATAATCTAAAGTGAGCAACCTCCCACGTATTAAATGCCAAATCTTTATTTTGCCATAAAAACTTAAGTGAGTCATTGTCAGTATCAGATGAATTCCTTTCGGGCTTAATCTTCATACCTCTTTCTTGACGAGTAATCTCAATGTTTGGTAATTGTTGAGCACCCATCACACCTTTTTCAGGGTCTAATTTGAGGTAGACAAAATTATCCCCATATTTACAAGTATTTCTTGTCCACATAGGAAGATTAGTAGCGATATCAAGTCTATTGTTGAATAGGTCAGCAAGGACTGATTTAATTCGTTTGCTTTCTGAATAAATTTGTAATACATATCCGTCTTCATTTGTTGTTGTTGATTCTTCTGAGTAAATGTCAAGAGCCGCAGAAATTTCAGGAGTATACTCCATACTCTCATAATCATAAAAAGACGCCAATCTTGTTGGTTCATAATAAACAGCTTGAGTATATAAGTTGTTCTCAATCTTCTGCCATTGTTGACCAAGATATAAAGTTTGTTGCGCTTGTAACTTCTCCCTTTCGTATTCTTGCTTGTTCGGTGTTTTTAAAAGTTCTTTCTTATCAAACTTAAAAACAGGGGCTTGTTGGTCCAATGTTGAATCGGGACCGAATACCTTAGTAAGACGTTGCCATATTGTATAATTTTCTGCCATGCTCCTTTTTTAGATAAATAGTAACATTATTTGAATTAAACTAAATAATTAAAATCTTCCAAATAACCACGAGTTGTTTTGATAATCCTGTTTTGTGGCTTCACGGTTTATCCTATGGTGATTAACCCCACCAGGTAATACAGGTACACCTGGATTAAAATCATTAGATGTATTCTTAACTGGTGTTTCATTAACCATCCAACTTTCCATCATGGCTTTAGTTTGTTCGGTAACTTTCTCTAATTGTGTAAATGAATTTTCACCCACATAAATTGCCATAGCAATTGCCATGATAAGGTCATCGTGTTGACCCTTTTGGTGGTCAGGTCTACCATTGACATAGACAAAGGTATTTAACTCGTTTAAAAGTCTCGTAGAACGTATTGCAAAGTTGTGTCTTAATGACTCTTCAAACGCAGCAACAATCTGAACACGTTTACTGTTAAAGTTCAACCCTGGTATCTTTTCATTTACCTTTGGATTATACTTCCATTTATCAGCAGCGTTTACTCCTTCAACATATAAATTTTTATAGTTCATTTCTTGAAGTTTACGTGATGTGGAAACACCCATACCACCAGTGATATCAATAACAATAAATGCATTATACATTGTTGCCCATTTAAATGCAATTTCAGCAACAACATCAGGTGGTACTTTACCTAAGTATTCCAATACCTGTTCCCTCTCGTCAAAGTCTATAATTGTAAATGTCGTGAAATCCTCACTATCACCACGAGAAACGTCAATACCCATAATGTATTTATGACCTTGAATAGGTTCTTTCCATTGCCATAAAGCACCTCCCATAAATTTATTTTCAGGTTTTCTTATAAATTTTTCTTTAATAACTTCAATCGTTTCATTTGGGATAACGTTATCCCCTGAACCCAAGAAGTTACATTCCAATTCCTGTGCGATTTTTCTTCTATCGAATTTAAGTTTCTTAGCCATACCTTCGAACCATGAAGAATAAGCTTTGTATCCATCTAATAATTTTTCTTTAATCTCCTCATAGTTCCTTTCACGAGGATGTACGTTAGAATAATCTATAGTGATTTCACTGTCGTTATAATCCTCACGGTTTAGTAAATAATGAACTATGTCTTTACACTTAATGAGTTTGAAGTCCTTCGCATAACGAGGGTCACGATACCAAAACATTTCAGTTATTTTGAAATCGTTCATACCTCTTAAAGCTTGGTCGTAAATGGTATAATAGATAGGGTCAAATCCATTAGGGGTAGATATTACAATTACTTTACCACCCGTAGAAAGTGATGCCATACACGCAGACCAGAAGTCATCATCCGCATCAATAAAGGCTGCCTCATCAAAAATAAGGATTGTAGGGGTATAACCACGAAGTGCATCTTTTGATGTTGCAACGGCTTTTACCTCACATCCATTTGATAGTTTAAAATGTCTTTGTGAATTTTTCTCTGCAGAAAATGTGATACCAAACCATGCTGGCCATTGGTCAACAAAAGACCTAACCTTATTTGCAAACTCCATTGAGGTATCCAATTTGTTTGCAATTATTAGAATTTTCTCAGGTTTCTTTTTAGAGGCAGTAACCAACTTTTTAGATGACCACGCAGCGGTAACTGTTGATACACCTGCCTGTCGATACTTTAATGCGATATTTTCCTCATAAGTGTCGTAATCATTAATAAGATTAATTTGGTCAGGAAATAATTCTAACGGAACGTATTGTGATTGAGTGTTATCGTAAGTTTGTAGATAGGTTTTTAATGCGTAAGGAGTATCTTTTACACATTTGGCATATTCCAATAAAGCTTGTTCACGTGATAAACCCATCTATACATAATAATTCTATTTTATGATAAAGAAATACCTAAATCACCCAAGAAACCTGCAAGACCGTCCTCATCATCATCATCGTCATCATCAAATTGAGACATCGCATCTTCATAATCTTCAGCTTTTAACTCTTCAATGATTTCATCAACCATATTGGATACAATCTTCTTTCCTTCATCTGAACCTGATAAAATCATCTTAGCAACCTCAAAAAATTCTTCAGTTGTAAGTGCTGAGAAACGAGAGAATAAATAATTTTGAATTTCTCTCATATCGTCTTCATATAACTTATCAGGATATGCTTGAGTAAACTTTTCCCAAATAACAGGTCCTAAACGTAAATCCCATATCTCATAAGGTAGAGTATCTGTTTGACTCATTACCATATCTGCAGCTTTAGGGTCGTCAGGTAATCCTTGAGTACCCATTACCTCATATACACCCTTCACAAGTTCGTGAACCAAAATAGGGAAGAATAATCCCTTGGCTTTAATTGTTGGTGGGTCAGTAGTTTCGTCAACTTCTTCTTTACCTTCCATACCTTGTCCACTTTGTGCTGCATTCATAACCATTTGGTCAGGTAAAATCCAATACAATAAATCATTAATAGACATCAATACACCATAAAGATTTAACAACTCAGGGTTAATGGTGTTTAATTGTTCTTCAACTAAGTGGAACATGTAGTGTCCTTTTTTAGATGCTCCCTGAATTAGTGAGTTAATAAAACGTCTTTTAGCTTTTTCTAAATCAAACATTTCAAAAGCGGCCATGAAGTTTTCTAAATCATCTTCAGCCTCATCTTCAGAAACACCAAATTGTTCAACAACATCTTCATCATCCAATTCTTCTGAGTCTGTTTTCATACCCGACATATCAATTTGTCCTGGCATAGATGTTAACTCCACATCGTATTGGAAGGCATCGTCAGGTAGTGACATTTCTTGTTTTACTAAATCAACTGCCAATTGTTCCAAATAACCTTCGTTGTTTGATTCAATCTGTTTTACCTTTTGAACCGCTTGCATCATCATCATTTGCAAGTTCATAAGTTGATTTTGACTGACCTCTTGAACACCAGTATATCTTTTTACCTTTTCAACAACATCCTTAAATCTTTTAGAAGCAATAAGTTGTTCAAATGAATTATCAAATTCATCATCATCTTTACGAGGTAATGCAGGGTTATCAGACATTGGAGTCTCACCCTTCTCTAATTTTGACTGAATTCCTGGGTCCATTCTTTCAGGACCATCATATTCTATTTGTTCTTTTACGTTCTTACTCATCTCTAAATGTAATATTTAAGTTGTCAAATTTAAGGAAACTTGGTATTTCAACTTCACCACTAGCCTTAGGAGCTGGCTTATGTTTTGGTTTATAAGGACTCTTTCTATCAGGTTTTGTACGTGTAGGAGTTTTAACAGGTGCCTCTTTAGTACCTGGTGACATTTCCAATAAATCTTTCTTCGTCATAGTAGGTTTCTTGTAATTCTTAATCAAAGATACAATAGTTTCTTCTATTTGTCTAACTTTTTCTTCTTTACTTTCTTTTTTCACGCAGTTAGGAACTCTTTTACCAAACATCGTTTTCATACCTTTCTTTTCGTAACCTTTCCAACATCTGGTACCCTCATTAGTTTCAACTTTCTTAGGTAAACCTTTATGTTTAGTACTAGCGAAGTCTTCTAATTCTTTTTCGGTCATACTATCAACCATATCTAAAACTTCTTTAGAAACTTTACTTTTAGGTGTTTCACCTCTTTTTACTGATAATGCTAAACCCATAATTTTTTGTTGTTGCTTAGAGACAGATTTTTCTTTTATCTCATCCTCAAACATACCTAAAGTAGTGATAGGTGTTTTCATTTTTACAGGTTTCTTTTTACCTTCATCAATACCCATCCCATCGTTCATAGATTTATCTTTTTTAGGATTAACCCCATAATTTGATGGTCCATCTTCGTTTCCTTCAGGATTTGGGTCTTCATAAGGGTCAATACGTGCCATTTTATTTAAAGCGGCATCTTCACCCAATTCACCATCTAAATCGATATCAACATCATAAGGGTCAACATCTTTAACTGGTTCAAACATTCTTACCATAGCAGAATAGTATTCGGGGAAATAACTTCTCAAATATCTTCTTTTAGCGTCATCCACTAAACCATGATAGTCTGATTCGTATTCTTCCCAATCATCCCAATAGAAATCAACAGCCTCTTGAGCTGCAGATTCTAATCTATCATCAAAAGGACTTGGCATTGTTTCAGGTTCACCCATATCGCGATGAATGGACGCATTCATAATATTTTGGTCTGAAGAACCCCATTCGTTTAATTCTTCCTCACCTAATTCTTGAGATATCTGTTGAGCTAAATCATTGGCTCGTGATAAGTCTGTCATTATCTTCTCTGCCTTATCACCCGTACTTTGTTCTAACACAATCTTCTTATGTAGGACGTTAATTTGTTTTTCATCTAACTTTTTAAGAGTGGTTAATTTAAAACCCTCTTTTAGTAATCCCATTATTTTATTCTTCGTGTCCATCTTCTATAAAACTTTTTTCATAAGACAAAACAATGTCTCTTTCATATATTTTATCTTCAACTGATTTTACACTCTCACCGTAGTGGAAAACCAACCTTGTAAATTTATCATTTACAACGGCTTCACTATCTTCATCCTCCCAAGCCAATGCAATAACACGGTCAATTGCATCATACACACCAAAGAAGTCTGAATTTTGTATTAAATGTAATTCAATACCTGAATTTCTTAATACACCCACCTTTTTTATAAACTGAATATGGGGTGGTGAAGGGTTACCATTTGCTGGTTGTGCATCCCATTCATCACCCCATACATCGTCTACATCTGAAAAGATGAATTCATATATGTTATCACCCTTATAATTGGGTCCTAGTTCATTTACATAAACTAAATTCATAGTAACTCACCGTTTGGAGATACTTTAAATTGTTTACCGTCAGCTTCAAAAACCAAATTGTTTTTATTTGTTTTTCCTAAGAATTTGATGTTATCGTTTTCTTTAACTAAGAACTCAGAAGTTAATTCTTGTTCGATAGTTTCTGACAGTCTCTTTATTTCTTTTTTAACTGTAATGTTTTTAACTTTTTCAGTTAAGAATTTTTTAATCTTTTTAGATTCAGTGATTTGTTTTTCTTCTTCAGTTATTACAAAGTATTTTGATAAAACTTTATCTACTTTTGATTCGCCAAATAACTCATCAACCATAGTTCTCATAGAACCTCCTTCAGCCATTTCACCTTCAGGTTCTTCCATATCCATATCTAAGTCTAAATCCAAGTCTAAATCTTCTTCACCAGCATCTACATCAACGTCAACGTCTCCGTCCATACCGTAGTCAACTTCTTCCTCTTCAAAATTAGCTAAGATGTCATCTCTATCTTCTTCTGAAAGTTTTTCCAACTCAACGGCAGATATAATTGAGTTTAATACATACTTAATATCTTCAGAAGACAAACCTTGATTTTTATCAAATGTTCTTAGTTTTTGACCTAACTTACCTGTTAACTTTTGAATCGCTTTAAATGAACCTTCTTCATCGTCACCCATAGGTTCTTCCATGTCCATATCCATGTCCATTTCTTCATCACCCATCGGTTCTTCAGAATCCATGTCCATATCTAAGTCTAAATCCAACTCTTCATCACCCATTGGTTCTTCAACATCCATGTCTACATCCATTTCAGGTGCAGGAGCTGGTGCAGGTGCCGCTTCGGGTTCAGGTTTTGGTGTTTTAAGAACGAATTTCTTTTGTTCACCAATTAAGTTGATACCTTCTTCATTTTCATGAAGTCTATTTAATTCACCAGCCATCAAGTTAATTTTCTTCATCGCTTGTGAAAATGATTTATGATATTTACGATTCTTCATTGGTTCGATATAGTCGAACTCAGATTCGTTGATACCTCTTTTTACAATGTATCCTGATTTTTCTTTTACGATTCCGTAAAAGTTACCATCCGCCAATTGAATAGAATAATCGGCTGAAGATGATTTACTTTCGTTTACAGTAGATGGTTTTGAACCATAATTAGCAATTTCAAGAATTCTTGTAATCTTATCTTGTCCTTCTAATTTTTCACTACCTAAAGGTCTTAAGTCTGCCATTTTTATATTTTTTAGTTAGTAATTTTTAATTATAAAGACCATTACCACCAAGTTTAACTGTATTACACTGAATTGATTCTGTTCCGTCAGCCTCAGTATAAATAGCGTGTGGAGTCTCAGTTCCACCCGTATAAATTACGTATTCATTGTTTGTACATGCAGTAATAGCCATAATAGTTTTTTATAATAAATATATCATAAGTTAAGAATTTCCGTTTTTTCTTATCTTACAATATAATTATAGTTTATTTATTGGGCTAATGAAAGACGGTCATCCACAAAATTATTTTGGAAATCAAACAATTTTTGAATGTATTCACTTCGTCTTAAAAACTTAAAAACTAAATTTTCATACGAATATTCACCCTCTTTTTCTAACCCTGATTGACGGTATTTTTTTAGTCTATCTTTTAACTTATCTATCTTTAATAGTCCTTCTTCTAAATCTTCATCACCCGATTCAATATCCTCAATAACAGTATCAATCATATCCTGCCATTGTTCTACCTTTTCTTTAATAATCTTGGTATCTATTTCTACTTCTTCTTTTGATGGTTCAACTATCCACTCATCATATAATACCGAATAAACACCTGTAGATATGTGTGGTTCATTAGTATCTTGAACATATAGTTCTACCTCATAACCCTTTACTGTGATGTCGTGAGTGGAATTAAATAATGTTTTCTTTAATTTAAATAAATCTTGAAATAATTCTTTTTCAGGTCCACTCTCATTAAAATCATACATGATGTGTAAATCAATATCTGAGAATTCAGACCAATTATAATTAGACAGAGAACCTGTCATCGTAATGTCTTGAATAAAAATATCATATCCTAAAAACTCAATGAACTTATCCGCAATTTCAATAAGACGCAAACGTATATCTTCCTTCATTTTAGCATCAGAAGGTGATTCGGGATTTTCCCAAATAGTAGGGTTTAATTCGTCCTTAACATTGAAGCTAGATAATATCTTACCAAAGTTTTCCATCTATTATAAATAGTTAGAAGATTTACTTTGTGATTTTTTTGTATTTGTAATTCTTAGCAATCTCCATGTTAAAGAATTTTCCTTGCGATTCCGCCATTCTAAATTTGGTGTAAATCTTATGTGGGACTTTTTCATATTCATATTCAACACCACTTTTAAATGTTGCGGTTAATTTTTCTTCACCTGTATCATATACTGTCTTTTTAAGGTTAGAAGATTCAATTTCGTTGATGATTAATTTACCATCGATTTTTTCACTCTTAATAGCCATAACATATTTTTTAGATAAGTATAAGAATTAATGGAAAATAAAAAACCCTCCGTTTAATGGAGGGTTTTTTATTTAAAATATTATATTATGTTAAGATTAAGGTATTAATATAACCCACGGACCTTTGTATGGGGTAGTTACTTTAATCATAACCTTACCTCCTTCATCACATTTCCAACTACCCTTAATTTCTGGTGATGATTGTATAATTGCAAATCTACCATTATCAAAGAACACATAATCAATACCCTGTATTAATTTAGGTACTCCTCCCTTTACTTTAGAATTTACATTTGAGTCTTCAAATTGGTCTAAACATTTTTTCATCTCTACACCTGGTGTGTTACCGTCCCCTTGTGAATCATCCCCTGGTACGTTACCGTCTCCTTGTGAACCGTCAGTACCTTCTTCAACAAACATTGCTCCCCATGTTGCTGGTCCAACAATACCATCAGCCTTTAAACCTTTTCCTGTTTGAAACTCTTTTAGTTTTGTGTTTGTTTCGTTACCAAAAATACCATCAGGTTTTAATTCTGTATCTAATACTTGACTTAATTTACATTGCATGATTTTAATAACATCAATAACACCTTTATAAATGTCACGGTCAGCTAACTTGTGACTGTCTTTTCTCAAAGTCCATTTTGCAGGACCTGTGATTTTTTCAACCCATTTTTTAACATCAGGTGTTTCTAATACCTCATCAATTTTTTCACAATCAAAAGCAACTTGCTCAGTCGCAGCATTATCTGTTGCTGGTTGTTCTGATGATGCTTCACCATCTGTCGCTGGTTGTTCTGAAGAAGCTTCTTGTTCCTTAAGATATTGTCTAGAAATGGCTGACTTATGCATCCCTAAAATTCTATCTTTTTCAGACTCGTCTATTCTAAATAATCTTTTCATAATTAAATTCTTTTACATATAAATATATCGTAAAATAAAAAACCCCTCACGTAGAGGGGTTAAATGAATTAAGATTCAAGATTTTTGATTTGGTCTCTTAATTTAATAGACTCTTCAAAGTCTTCATTCTCAATGGACTCTTTAAGTTTTTGTCTTAAATCATCAATCTTTTCTTGGTTTACCTCAAGACTTTTTATTTGGTCTCTTAACTCAGCGGCTTTCTCAAACTCTTGAGATTCAACCGCAGTTTCCAATTTAGACTTTAACTGTTGTAGTTTATTGTTTGATTGTTGTGTTTTACCACCATTAGTATTGTTTCTAATTAAAGTTGTAACCACATACGTTCCATCATCAGAAACAAAACTTTCTTTTGTCCATTCACCATTACTGTCACTACCAGTTTCTACGTTTCTTTTACCAGTAACATACTGAGGTGTGTTAAATGCAGAATTAATCTCATTAAATAATGAGTCAAAATCTCCGAACATGTTGTTAAATCTTCTTTTTCCAAACATTTTTTTAGTTTTTTAAATTTTATTGTTTATCTTTGTACCCAACAAAAGGCCAAAAATGTGCCAATCACTAAAATATGTCGTTTTTTCACTTTTTGATAATTTGAAAAGACAAAATGTCATGTCGATGATAAATTATATGACATAATGACAAATGTTTGATTACTACACAGTTTTTGTTATATTTGAAGAATAAAATAATAGATAGAATATGATTGAATCAGTAGACCCTAATGAAAAAGGTGGACGTAAGTCCAAAGGAATGACCGACTCTAAAACACCTGTTTTGGATAACTTTGCACGTGACTTAATTAAACATGCTGAGGAAGGTAAATTAGACCCTGTGGTAGGTCGTGAGCGTGAGATTAATCGTATCGCACAAATTCTTTCACGTAGAAAGAAAAATAACCCCATTATTATCGGTGAACCAGGTGCGGGTAAAACAGCTATCGTTGAAGGTTTGGCCATGAAGATTTTTGAAGGTGATTGTCCTCAAAACCTATGTGATAAAAGAATCGTATCTTTAGATATGACCTCTATTGTTGCTGGTACCAAATATCGTGGTCAATTTGAGGAACGTTTAAAGGTTATCTTGGATGAATTGTATGAAAACCCTGATATCATCGTGTTTATCGATGAAATTCATACCATCATCGGAGCTGGTAATTCATCGGGTTCATTAGATGCATCCAACATCTTTAAACCAGCACTTGCTCGTGGTGAACTACAATGTATTGGAGCAACAACTCTTGATGAATACCGTGAGAACATCGAAAAAGACGGTGCACTTGAACGTAGGTTCCAAAAGGTTGTGGTTGATGGTGCAACTCCCGATGAAACGATGGAGATATTACAAAACTTAAAATCACGTTATGAGTCTCACCACAAAGTTTCGTATTCAGAAGAATCGTTAAAAGCTTGTGTAGCACTTGCTGACCGTTACATCACGGACCGTGAGTTCCCTGATAAAGCGATTGACATTTTGGACGAAGTGGGTGCACGTGCACAAATTAATGTCAAACTTCCTGAAGTTATTGAAAAACTAAAAGAAGAGGCAAATCTCATCAAAGAGGAAAAACTTAAAGTTGTAAAGTCTCAACAGTATGAAAAAGCTGCAGAACTTCGTGATAAAGAAAAGAAGATTCTTAAAAAACTTGAAGACGAAAAGATTAGGTTTGAAGAGGAAAAAGATTCCGTTCGCAAACCTATCACTGAAGATATGGTCTATGAAGTTGTGGCAACAATGACTAAGATTCCTGTAAACAAATTAAACACAGACGATAAAGAATCTTTGTTGAGTTTGGAGGAAAACTTAAATAAATCAGTTATTGGTCAAGAACCTGCAGTTCAAGTCATCTCAAAAGCAATCCGTAGAAACCGTGTGGGTATTAAAGACCCTAACAGACCTATCGGTTCTTTTATCTTCTTAGGTTCAACGGGTATCGGTAAAACTCACTTGGCAAAACAACTGGCAAAAGAAATCTTCGGAGATGAAGACGCGTTAATCAGAATGGATATGAGTGAATACCAAGAGAAATACACCATGTCTCGTTTGATTGGTTCTCCTCCAGGGTATGTAGGTCACGACCAAGGGGGTCAACTTACCGAGGCGGTAAAGAACAAACCTTACTCAGTAGTATTGTTTGACGAAATTGAAAAGGCCAATAAAGACATCTTTTCACTTCTCCTTCAAATGATGGATGATGGTCACCTAACGGACAGTTTTGGTAGAAAGATTAACTTTAGAAACTGTTTGATTATTATGACATCAAACTTAGGTGTTAAGAAACTTCAAGATTTTGGTACAGGTGTTGGTTTTGAAACCACAAACCGTATGTCAAACAATGAAGACATGAAAAAAGCACTTCTACAAAAAGAGTTAAAGAATCACTTCACGCCTGAGTTCCTTAACCGTGTCGATGAGGTTGTAGTCTTTAATCCACTTAAAGAAAATGAAGTATCACAAATTGTTGATATTGAATTGTTAAAGTTGACATCTCGTTTAGAGAAGTTGAAATACAACATCACAATTTCAGATAAGGTTAAAGAGTTTATCTCAAAGGTTGGTTTTGATGAGAAGTATGGTGCACGTCCTATTAAACGAGCTATTCAAGAAAAGATTGAAGACCTTATCTCTGAAGAAGTTTTACGAGGAACCATTACTGAAAATAAGTCTTTCGTTGTAGAGATGAAAGATGAAGAAGAATTAGAAATAAAAGAGGGGAAATAATTTTACCTTCTTTTTGGAAATCAAAAATTAATTCTTATATTTGTAGACTAATATATAAACAATGGATAACAATCAACTCACCCGACTTAAGGAAGTCCTTTCGGTACCAACAAAAACTTACCAAGAGGATAATATGGTACAGTACTTACGCGACGTATTGGATGCAATGCCCGATGTAGAACACTATACCGATGATATGGGTAACGTATACGCCACGAAAGGTGTTCTTAATGAAGGTGAGTGTTATCCTATGTTTATAGCTCACACCGACACTGTTCACGCACTTGTCGATGAAATCGTTGTTCGAGAAGAAACACTTGTTAAACCCAATACCTTTGGTCTAAAATTTGACGACCAAACATTCCTTTCTTTAAAAGGTTACACCCCTGATGGTGAACCTACAGGTATCGGTGGTGATGACAAGTGTGGGGTCTTCATAGCATTGGAACTTCTACGTACACTATCCAAAGTAAAAGTAGGGTTATTTGTATCTGAGGAAACAGGGTGTCACGGCTCCAGTAAATGTGACCCCAACTTCTTGAACGATGTGGGCTATGCTATACAATTTGATGCACCTGGCAATGCTTTAATTACCGAGCTTTGTTCGGGAGTTCGATTGTACGAAAAAGATGGTGAGTTTATCAATAAACTTAAACCTATCTTTGAGCAGTCTATGGGTACTGTTTCTGATGAACAATCACACCCATATACTGATGTATCACAAATTAAAAGGAAGGGGGATTTTAGTTGTATTAATTTCTCATGTGGGTATTACAACATGCACACAGTACAAGAATTCGTTGTTATTGATGATGTTAAGCGGGCTCTTGAATTTGCTGAAAATGCCGTATCGTCTTTGGGTTACGTAAAATACCCTTACGAATACCAACAACCTACATGGAAGTCGTATGGAGATTTGTTTGATATTGATGATTTTGATGATGACTTTTCAGAAGACAAAATCGACATGGAACGACTAATCGTTACCACCTCAGATGAAGGTATGACCATCGAATCAAAATTTAGTGGAGATTTGATTGAGTTGGATGATGAAGAAATGTTGGACATCTATGAGGCGATTAAAAGCCACCTAATGTCAAAATACACACACTAATCCTCAAAAGGGTCAAACAATTGATAGTTCGACATTAACTGTTGGATTGTCGATAGTTTGGCCTTTCCTTTTTTAAATCCGTAGTTGTCACCTCTTCGGGTAAGTTCAAAAACTATTTTATTATCGGTAGGGTCTACACTCTTAAACCTTATTTCCACATTACCGCCAGCAGTTTCAACAGGTATCCTTTCGTCAAATTCATATTTGTTGCTTATGAACGTATAAATTCTTTTATATTCTTCCAAGTCTGAGTATTCATCAGAATCTTCAAGTTTCTCTAATAAAGTATCTAATGCAGAATCCATATCTGAATTAAAGTGGTATTCAAATGTTTTATCATCTCTAACCTCATACGCCATTTCACGAGGTTCACGAATATCAAATGAAACTCTACCAGGTATTACAACGGTTTTTAATAATTGGTCTAAAGTTAAACCTGAAAACGATTCTAAATCGTCCTCATAAAATTCTATTAGGTTATCTATTGGAATCATATACGATGAGAAACAATCACCATTTTTTTCCATACCTATGGGTGAATACACTTCACAGGCTTCTTCACTTATTGCGTTTTTAACACCAACTTTCATAGATTCATCTTCAGCTGTGGAATATGCGTATGAAAAATCATCAATAAATCTACTATCAAAATTTAATAAGTACTTACCTATTTTAGACTCACAACCATCACTAATTCTTAAATTGTATAGGTCATAAAAATCTTTTTCATCATTACCTTTTTGTATGAATTTTTGTAAATTGTCTTTATTCATTTTAGGTATTGTGGCCTTAAAACAATTGATTAATTCACTTCCTGACAGTTTTATAATTTCTCGTAACTTTTTTAAATGGTCTTGAGTTAATACATTTAATGGATACCCTTCACGCATATCATCATCGAAGTTATAAGCATCATAATACATACTATCATAACCATATGGTGTATCGATGGCATATTCAACATCTTTTAATTCGTATTCGTCAACCTCTTCAACAAATAAGCTTAAATAATCCGCAACGTCATCAAATTCAAAATAAACGTAATCTTGGTCCATTTTATAAAAATAATCCGCAGATAAAACTTGGTTCAAATCTTTACGGTTACCTGATTTGGCATTTTTTAGTTTTTCGTAATCATCGTCACCTTTAACTAATTTTCTGATGATGTCAGTCAACGGTTCAAAACGTTGTATTAAGGTATCTAAAGACCTGAGAGAATCTTTTTGGTCGTAGACTTCAGTGTTTCCATTATGTCTAACAAACAACGCCATTTTCCCCCATATGTTATCACTACTCTTCTTATCTATGATATAAAATAAAGAGCCTTCTTCACTGTACTTGTCAAAGTATCGGGTATCGTCTTTTGTGGTGGTACACCATTTGGTATTTGCTCCATAATAACAAGATGCATTGTGACTGAAAGGACGCAATATTAAAAATCTTTCGTCTTCATAAATTTTTTCAACGTCTTTTTTGGCTTCGGTTTCTTTTTCTACCTCAATCTTTCTTTTACGAACACCGTTTAATACCGCCTGTAGTGCCCAAATTGTATCGTATTTGTAAATGTCTTTTGGTCCTGACTTAATTCTATCAGGTTTAACTAAACTTGATAACGTGGCAGCATAATCAATATCTTCAGGTGTTATTGATGAAGATGTTTTATGAAAATTTTCAATAATCTCAATAAACAGATTTACATTGTCGGCGATAGAATGAGTTAATCGGTCACCCAATCCAATCATTTGTTTAATCATCCACTCAGAATACTTTTTTGTTGATGAAGGGTCACCGTCAATAAGTTTTTCCAATAAATGAGTCGCATCTTCAAAGGTATCTTCATCTTTATATTTATCGATAAGATTTTCCTTTTTACCCTCAAGTAGTAAGTTGATGAATTTCATAAAAACTTTTACTATAAATACTTGACTGTTTGGATAATTAACAAATAAGCCTTATATTTGTAGTATATGAAACGAATAATCAACATAATCTTACTGGTCTTATTATCAACACCTGTTTTTTCACAGACAGTCGAATTAACTGGTAATGTGTTAGTTGAATTGGTTAATGATGTAAGAAATAAAAACTCATTAGTATCGGTAACATATAATCACAACTTAGAAAAGGCTGCTAAAATTCAAGCAGAATACTTAAGTACTTTAGATGATATATATAATATATCACACGTACACCCCGTTGATTCACTTGAAAGAGTATGGGATAGAATTCGTGTTGTTAGTAACGACACAGACTTTAATTCTTGTGAAAATATAACAGTTTTTACGGTGAAAGAAGTTCCAAACGATACCACTTTATCAAATAGAGCATTTAGAAACTTTATAACCTCTAAAGGTCATAGAATAAATATATTAACTGACACTGAGAGTATTTTTTCAGGTATTCAAAAAACATATCGATACGGTCAATGTATTCTATACGTCCCAAGTAAAAAATGGGTTATCGTTGTTCAAGTATTTGCAACTTTCTTCGAGGATTAATAGAACGTAAAGTATCTATTAGATAGATAAATTATTGACTTTGATTCACCTTCAATGTTGTAGGTGTGTTCTTTAGTTCCAAAAACTGACGTTACAGGACCTATCCAACCTTTTATGGTATTTTCAAATTTTGTGTAAGGTATAGGTAACTCATTACCCTTATTAAATTTACCCATATTTGTATTTGAAATAATAAGATTTTCTCCATTAAATGTGGAATCCATTTTACCATCAAAAAATGGAGGTTTAGGGTTGAGACTATCATAAACTTCACCAGTTACACCATAAAAAACTTTACCCTTTTCGTCAACTAATCTGTACCCATTCACTACTTTTCTTTCAGAGCCAACACTATACTGAAGTTTGTATGGTTGTGCGGTTTTCTCACCTCTTCTTGCTTGAGTATTTCCACTTCTTGATGATTGGTTGTCACTTATAGGTGTTGCATTTGGTTTAATTACTATTTTTCTAAATTCTTCACCTCTTTTACCTTCTTGACCGTAATAGTTTTTGCCAGGTAAAACTTTTATTATTAAATCAAATCCTGTCGCCTTTTTAACTTCATTAATCAACGCTTCAGCATATTTACTAGCACGAGTTTTTGCCAAATATTGATTCATTTTAAATGGGTCTTTTGCACCATTATATGGAGTACCAGGGTGGTCTAATTGTGTAAAACCAGAAGGTGCGTCCAATGTAGGAGTTGCTGAATCCGCACTTCCTTGAATTGTTACATTTTTTAAATTCTTTGCACCTCCAATCTTAATATATCTTACAAATTGGTCCACAATTTTTTCAAAATTATTTTTAGCCTCAGGATACTTATCAAAGTAAGGCATAACCATATTATCAGGGTAAGGTAAACCAGTTCCTTTAATTTCCACTTCTTCAATAGTAACATCTTCACCACCTTCAGGTACGATTGGTTGACCAACAAGATTTAAATCATTTAGATATCTTAACGTATATTTATCACGACCAACATTAGTTGCAATAATACTAACATTAATATCATTATTTGAAATAGCATCAAAATCTACTTGACCTTTTTTTCTACCCTTCCAACTAGGTGGACCATAGGAATCATTATTTTTTCTTCCACGAACACCAATCAAATCTCCTCTACCTTGTTCCTGAATTACTTTCTTTACAATATTTTCAATATCGGCTTCTGTTAACCTTATAACTTTCTTTCCCATTACAGTAATATTTTTATTATAAATAGTTTGACAGAGAAAAAAAACTATTTATATTTGTAGTCAGAAACAAGTTCTTTGATATATGGGGGTGAATGGAATCGATTGGCGTAGATAGTCATCGAGGGCACGCAGTGAGACGTTACCTATCACTTTAATCTATGGTTGCAAATTTTAGCTGGCGAAACTATCGCAAAACTTCAGGCTGTGGGTCTTATCCGCACTGAAGAAGTAACTGTAGCGTAAGACGTTAACAGTGAAGCGGGTCGGGGGACATACAACCTATGAACAGAAGTCTTTACAAAGGTGGAGAAACGACTGAACCCGAAATCGAGTCGTACATCTATTGGTGATGGAGGATGTAAAAATTCAATCACATATTTCGGAATGTTGAGAACCAATATTGACCTAAGCGTGTAGTCCTTTATGGGTAATGCGAGCAAGACGCGGGTTCGAATCCCGCCACCTCCACCATTAATGCCGATTAGAATTGATTTTTAATCGGCATTTATTTTGCAGTTTAAAAAAAAGGCTTATCTTTGTATTGTAATCATCAGTAAAGTATTAAAAACATCATCATGACAGTAACAGGAATCAACATCGAAGAAAAAGTAAGAAACTACCAAGGAACCAGCAACTTCATCAAAGCCCTCAAACCAGGTCTTATGAAATGGGGTCGTCTAACACCAAGACAATACCAAGCAGCAGAAAAAGTAATTATGAACGAAGAGCGTCAAAAAGAAATCAACGTAGAAGAACTACCTGAAAGACTTAAAGCTATCGTTACCTACACAGGTGAGTCCACTTTCGTAAACGACCTTAAAATGAAGTTCAAAAAATACCGCAAGTTGACTGACAAACAAGTTGATGCGGGCTTCAAAGCCATCGACCGTGAGATTCAAAAAGATTCTCAGAAAGACATGAACATCAAATTGGTGGGTAACACAATTAAAATCGGACGTAAAGTGGCGATGGGTATCAAAGAGAACTACAACTTGGAGTTCCACCCAATCTTGGTTGACGTTACTGAAGTGATGGTTATGTCAAACAAAGCATTCAAATTGAAGGCAAAACTTACAAAAGAAAACGGTGGCATCTGTCGTTGTTGTGGAAGAACACTTACCGATGAGATGTCTCAAGTGACTGGTATCGGTCCCGTATGTGCCAAATATGTCGGAGTTGAACACCCAAAATCAAAAGATGATGTTGAACAGTTCAAAGTCGATATCTCAAACAAAATCGATGAAATCGGGGAGTTTGAGTTCTGGATTCCAAAACGAGCAATCGTAGAATGGAACGGAACCGCAGGGGTGATGATGAGATGGTAAAAAGAAGTGGGGGTCAATGACCCCCATTTTTAATTTATATCGTCCTCAGTCGGTTCAGTTAATGAATTTCCTGCACTCATGTACCTTGTCTGATACGTCCAATTGTATTTTGTTGCAATTGAGTTAATATTAGGGGGGTATAAGACCCTTAAGTCTTCTCTGGGGTGTGTGGTTATCACCGCAGATAAAAACTCGTCAGAAACGATTATATTGTCTTTTAGGGTAGGTAAATGGTCTTCCACCAGTTTACGAATCCCTTCCTTTTTTAAAATATAAGTGTGACTGTTATAGAAATAGGTAGGACGAATGAAATGTTCTTTACCAATTTCATAGGGTGGATGGATATTATTAAAATTACCGTGCAATGAATTGTGAGCCATCAAACATAAATCCCAGTCATAACCTTCCATTTCATCAAAGATACTCCAATCCAAATCACCTTCAGGTTCGAAATCATCTTCCAATATCATAATGGTATCATAATCGTTATTATATGCATCTTCCCAACACATAGTATGTGAAATCATACCACCTGCTTCACCATAGGTTGTTGGTCTTTCCCACCAATGCCAATCTAAATTTTGGTCAGAAATGTCCCATTTATCATAGAGGGTATACCCCAAATCGGTTTCATCCTTTAACCTTTTACCTAAAAACCCTTCAATAATAAAGACAGGTGTGTCGTATGGTAAAGGTATTCTACTTAGTCGGTCAAATAAATCTTTTATGTATTCTTCAGAATGGTCCAAAGAAATCACATAAACCTGGTCAATTTTCATAAAAACACTTTTTCTTATAAAATATATCACTTATAATTAAATTCAATAATTATAGTAAGAAAAACAACTCAAAACATATGAGCGTAGTATTGGTGTTAAACTCTGATTACTCACCTTTAAATGTGACAAGCCTACAAAGAGGGTTTGTATTGGTCGATAAAGGAAAAGCAGAAGTGATAAAAAAAGGGGAGAATGATATCGTAACCAGTGTGGGTAATTTTGTTAGACCGTTGGTTATTAGATTGTTAAATTACATTCGATTCAGACCTAAAACCATTAAGGTTAATAGAAAACGTATATTCAAAAGAGACGGTTACAGTTGTCAATATTGTGGGTCAAAAAGAAACTTAACTATTGACCACGTCATTCCTCGTTCTCGTGGAGGTACCAATACGTGGAAAAATATGGTAACCTGTTGTTTTAGGTGCAACTCAACAAAGGGGGATAAAACACCATCAGAAGCTAACATGAAACTATTGACTCAACCTTATGAGCCGAGTATATTTACACATATCATTCACGATGATATTGAAACAATTTGGAGTAATTTCAAAAAATCATTTGTTTAACAATTTTTTATGTTCTATCTTTGAACTATAAGAAATGCCATAGTGGTGGAATTGGTAGACACGAGGGACTTAAAATCCCTTGAACAGTAATGTTCGTGACGGTTCGAGTCCGTCCTGTGGTACAAAAATAAAAGAGGGACGATTGTCCCTCTTTCATTAGATACTTGTACACCCCCTTCTTTTTGAAAGTTTATGAAAGCATATTATCTCTAATACCTTTCAACTTCAACTCCATATTAGAGTTGACATCCCCGATTAAAGGCTCAATTCTTCGTCTAAGTTCATCTTCCATATTCGATACCATTTGTTGACCTTTTTCAATATTCATTATTGAATACTTACTTCCCATGTCTTCGGTATATGCTTGAACTATTTTATTTGCCAAATATTTTGGGTCATTAAATAATTCAGGAATATCATCCATCTCAGTATTTCCAATTGCATTTGTTATAATTTCTTCCTCAACATCTGTCAATTGCAATTTAGATTTTAGGTATTCGGCCAATTTTTCTTTTAGTGTATCAATGAAACGTGGACCTTCCTCAGCAAACATTAATGTTAATGCTTGAATTATATTTTCATTAATCAGATTTTGACTCACACCCTGAGACTTTAATGATTTGTTCTCAGACAATAACGTATTAAACGCTTTTGTTACTTGTATCTTAGAGTTTTTATTTATATTTTTTGGAACCACAGAAAATCTACCCTTAACTATTTTTTCTTCAGTTAAGGTTACTTTTTTTGTCTCCTGTAGAATTTCAAGATTTTTTCTGATTGACTTTTTTAAACTCATGATTTCTTCTTCCAAACTTTAAACGACTCAGTGAACTCACTACTCTTTACGTTCTTAACAACGTAATCTGTATCATCAACAGGTCTCTTAAATAAATATCCACCTTTCTTAAGTTTTTCCAATAATTCTTTTTGTTTTTTTGTCAAATTGTTTGTTAACTCACCATCATTAATTAACGATTCCAAACCTTTTTTTTCTTTACCTTTCATAACCACCTCAAAAGGTTCTTCCTTTTTCATTGGTTGTTGAGGTTGAGATTCAGGTTGTGACATCATTTCTTTTGTTTCCTCATCGAAATCAATATCTTTAATTCGGTCACCAGGTAAGATTTTAAAATCTCTATCGTCAGCTGTTGGGTTATTCTCGATGGTAAAGTAATTAATACCGCTATCTAATAATTGACCCAATCCTTTACTGTTGTTTTTAAACGGTAGGTTAATATTTGAATTGTCTCTGTATGAACCGATTCTAACGAACGGTTGACTTGTCTTATCGTCCATACCTCTACAGTCAACTACTGAACGGATAAAGGCGATATCTTCAGGATATTTTTCAGACATATCTAAGAAACTATTTTTCATAGACTCACGGTCATCATCGGTAAATGAAATTTTTTGTTTTCCTTTTTTAGGGTCTATAGTGTAGAAGTTAAACTCTCTAAGTTTATCATCTATCATTTGCGGTATATGTTCCATATTTTCTCTTATTATTGATTCTGTAAATTCAGTTTGACCCTCTTTAGGGATTAAGTAATCTTTTGTAAAACTTTTCTCAGTACCGTTTTCTTTAAAATACCAATCGTATTCTCCACCTACTTCTTTCTTATAAATTTCTAACCATACATCTGTTTTTACATCACTTCCTTCTCCATAATATTTTAAAACACCATCATCAATTTTTAATTGGTTAGGTTGTATGTCGTTAAATAATGGATTACCATTACTATCTTTCATACCATCAGATTTTTTTACAAATTGTAAATTTTTACTTTCTGCAAAATCTTCCCATATTGGATTTATTTCATTGGCAATTTTTTCCGTATCATATTTCAAACACTTTGAACCTGATAATGTCATAATGCCGTCACAAGCGGGTTTTTTATTAAATTCAGTACCGTTTGATTGTTTACATTTTTCACAAAAAAATTCATTACTTACACTCATTTTAATCTTGTTTTACATATTTTCCATCGACTAATTTATAGTTGAATATAACTCCACCACCTAAGTCCCATTTATAAATATCACCATCTTGACTAACTTGGTTCAACTCAACACCTAATTGTTTACTAAAATCATCTAAACTACCAGGTTCTCCTGAACCTTCAGGAGTTGAATCTTCATCATCCGTTGTTATTTCAGTATCCACCGTTGTTGTTTCTGATTCTATTTGAGATAATACTTTATTAATTTCAGTATCCACCGTTGGTGGTAAACCGTCATACCACCAAGAGGATGCTTTTGTCACCCAAGTATCTGTTTCCTCTATGATATCCTCAATAATCTTTAATTTCTCTTCTTCACTTGCGTTTTTAAAGTTGTCACTTTTTTGTAACTCTTCTAATTTATTAAATTGATTGTTCCACCATGCGTAACCACCACCTGGTTTTGAGTTATCATCCATCCAATTTTTAATTGCCAAAGCAGGTACCGTAATTCCAAAATTCTGTAAAGTATTTTCAACAGTATTAATAACCATGTCCGTAGCCCAATAACTATCTTCATAATCTTTATAATCAAAACCAAAACCTGCAATGAAATTTGCCATATCAGGGTGTTCTTTAATCCATTCTTCAGTCATGAAATCAGAATCTTGCAGTATCATCGCAGCTGCCCAATCCATAAGAGTTTCAGCAGCACCTAAGTAGAATGGTATACTGAATAATCTAGAACCAATTTCAGTGGTTAAAATACGAAGTGCCTTTTTAGGGTCTGTAAATAACTTTTTAAGTGCAGGTCCTATATTACCTGTTAGGAATTTTCCTGCTGAACCTCCATAACTTAGTTTAGATACTCTTTCTACAGTTCCAGGTTTCGTAAATGGAATTCTTTTAGGATTAAATAGTAATTTTCTTAACGCATCAGTTCTTTCTTGTTTTAATTGTATCATTTCTTGATACCAACTACCTTCAGGTTTATAACCTCCTTGTGGTAGGTAATTCCATATACTAATAACATCTGCATCTTCTTTTGATGCCCTTTCAATTAATTTATTTATCTTAGCTCTTTCCGCTGATGTTCTAGGTAACGAATTTCTTTTTTGTGTTAACTCTTCAATTAAAACTTCTAAAGTCTCTTTATTTTTTCGTCTCATCACACCCAAATTAAATTCTACTCGGTCTAAATAACGATTAGCTCTTTTCGTCATTTCGCTTCTAGACGCATCATCAAGAGGTAACTTATTAACCTCATCTTTTAATTTTAGATAACTATCGATATCAGATGTTATTTTACCTTCAATCTTTTTTACGGATTTAAAATAACTCGACAATGTTTCACTAAACCTAATTACTTTACCACTTTTAGTACTGGAACTCGCCAATTTTTCACCACCACCTAATTTTAAATAATCATTATAATTGGCCCTACTAAAATTAGGTATTGAAAAGAAATATTCATCATTAACGAATCTTTTTAAAGTGTCATCTCCATAATCTGCAATATTATTTACTTGAGAATTGAAGTATTCGGCAGCTTTAGTGTTCTGTCCTTGGTCTAATAGGTCTTGAACTCCTTTTTTTACTGTGTCTAATTTTTGAGTTATTGTCACTGCATTATCATCTACAATAGTGTCAAATGCAGATTTTAAACCTGCAAAAGCATCATTAAATGCCTTTGGATTATCTAATTTTTTTAAATCATCAAAAATATCACCTATAGGTCTGGCATTATCACCATCCTCAGATAATTGTTTTAATAATCTGGCACCGTCATCACCATACTCTCTGGCCAGTACATCTATATTTTTAGTGGTGATATCTAATAAATCGTCAATTACTGATATCGCACCTTTAGCTAATTTTGTACGAGAACCTTCATTAATTAAACCCATAACTTCTTGAATTCTCGATATTTCTTGTAATAATTTTTTATTATCCATTTTTCTTAATTTTTAACGCCTTTTCAATTGCAGTTAACGTCTCCCTTCCAACTATACCATCAACTTTATCTAGTCCAACTATATTATCTAAACCGTAACTATCAGGATATCTCTGAAATTCTTCGACAGCATCTTTAGTATCGTTACCGAAAAATCCATCGACCCCTTTATCACCAGTATCTATACCTAAATCGTTTAACATCTGTTGTATCTGTTTAACTGTATTCCCTTGGTCTCCATAGTGTAAACTTTCTTTACCTGACCTTATATCGTCTAAAGTAACTTTCTTACCTGGGAGATTCGCCTGTCTTTCCTTAAATGCTCTATTTTTCATTTCATCGTATTCTTGTACGCTTAGAATAGGTTCGTTTTTTGGTAGTATCGTATTATTATAATCTTTATTAATATCTTTATCTTGAAAATCAATACCGTTAATTAATTCATTGTATATTGAAGTTAACCATGTCATAACATCTCCTGAAAATTTTGTAACCAAGTCTGCTATTTGTTTGAATTCGGATTTTTGTCGGTCTCCATCGTCTCCCCATATTGATAAGTATATTTGGTCAAAAGTATAGTAAGTTCCTCCCAACATAATAACTGTTGAACCAATACTTTTAATAGTTTTACCTGTAAACTTAAGTGTGTTAACTATTAGTGATAATAGACCTTTTACTGTTTTTTCCGATGCTATTTTAAGTAGACCTTTTTTAATAGTATTTTCAGTTTCCGACTTTAGATATTTTTTAGTTGCTTTTTCTGCTAAATCCTCACCAGATTCTTTTAAGAATTTCATTTCTTCGTCAGTAAACTTAATAGATGTATTTCCGTTTTTGTATTTATTATATCTTTCTAATACTTCATTGGCACCTTCTCTACCGTATTTATCAATAAACCCTTTACTTCTTCTAAAATACTTACCTAATTTTGCTTCAGGCACAATAGTTAATGCTAGTGCCATCATTGCCGAGTGTGGGTCATCGTCCACAAAATAATAAACCGCAGAATCCGCAAGACCCGCACCAACACTAACAGCTAAAAACACAGGTGCTAAAGGTCCTGTAAATGGTGCAATAAACATAGTACCTAACTCGATAGCCATAAGTACATTATGAGGGTCTTTGAAAAACTCAATTGTATTTTTAAGAGCTTTATTTTGTCTCTCCCATTGTTGTTTCTTATAGTCACTGTAATCAATACCTGCTAAGGACATAGCTCTTCGGTCTACGAATATATCGGCACTTCCCTGTTCTTGAATGTTTTCAGTCAAAGTCTTCGACCTATCATACGACATCAATGCTGTAATAGCTTTTAATTCTTCCGTTATTAATTTATTGTGATTCACTATATAGTTTTCTTTATAAATATATCAAGTTAATGGATTTGCCTTTCCTCTACTAACACCACTTTCCCAAGTACTTATTTGGTCAATTGGATTGGCTTTACCACGGGCAACATCTGACGACCATATGGTAATGGTTAATTGGTTGGCAGGTCCACGAGTAATACCTGTTTCCCATGTGGATACATTTGCGTTTGTTGCAGATGAATCTCCACCTCCATCACCACCAGTATCTCCACCTTCTTCTTGTTCACCCATTTCAGTTTCAACACCTTCAGGGTAAATCTCAGGATGTTCTAAACCGTAGGCTTTAATCATCTCACCTGCAACGGCATTGGCCTCATCTTCAATAGGTCCACCTACGTTTGAGTGTTTACCTTTTAATTCACCCTCTTCATTTTGATGGTGGTGAACCATTTCATGTGCAATGGAACGAAGAACATCAACAAGAGCTCTTCCTAATGCGAATACTCTAATTTCAGATTGTTCAAAATCTTCATCACCTTCATCTTGGTATTTGTAAACAGCAGTTGTTTTGATTCCGTCTTTGTTATTTTGTAATTGGACATCAACTTCATTTTTAATACCCAATTCTTTTTTAACAAACTCAACAAAATCATCAATGGTCTTTTTCTCTGACGAATCAAATTGAACACCTTTGGTTTCAACCTGTTCATTCAGACCCATTACTTGTCTAATTCTTGATATTTCTTCGTTTAACAAACCCATAATAGTATAAATATTAAGAAATTTCATTATCTACATTTTGCCGTTAAATAAAAAAGCTTATCTTTGTAATACAAAAATCAATAGAAATTATGAAAAAATTACTTTTTATATTAATGGTCGGTCTCACACTAATGGGTTGTGAGAAATATGAATTGGAAACTTTCCCTACATTGGATGGGACTTATCGTGTGTCCTCAGTAACTATGACAGTAATCGGAGGGGAGACCACACACTACATCAATTCAGGTGAAGAAGTATGGTTTGCAAGTGTTGATGGTCCGTTGGAGGAAATTATCATCGATGAGACTCGTTTTCATATTTCAGGTAAAACTTTCTACGCAGGTTACCGACAAGATGATTGGGGTAGTGATTGGATGTTTAATTATAATATAAAGTATCAAAGTGATTTTATCACTGGTTCGTGGAACCGTATCACACTAACCGACTACACTTACCCTCGAACATTTAATATTATGGAAGATGGTTTGGAATACATCAAAATGAACCGACCCGCACAGTACGTGGAAACCGATAACGGAACCATAGAAGTTGAATACTCGATGACCCTATACAGAGAGGGTCCATAAAAAAAGGAGGTGAAAACCTCCTTTTATTTTTTCAATATGTTTTGAACGTGTTCCAAATTCTTAATAAACTTTTCAGGATTATCCTTAGCCCACTCCTTAATAGAATCAGGAAGGTGTGACTTATCCAACTCTTCCATAACCACAACACTAAGTTCTTTCTCTCGGTTTCTACTTTCAGACTCCACCATCACGTCACCGAACTGACTAAGAAGTGCCTGTTTCATACGTGGTGCTGAAGCTGAGAATGTAATTTCAAAATCGTTATCTTTTGCCCAATTTCTTAATTCTTTTGTGTTAAGGAATTTTTGTTCTTCAAATGGGAACTTACTTGATAGTCTCTCAGGTTTAGTAAATATACCAAATACCTTCATACTTGGACTGACCAAAAGTGTAATTTTTTGTTCGTCCAAACCAAAGAAAGTAGGTTTTTTTAGGAATATCTTACCCAAAAGTTTACTAAGTATGTTCGCCATATTGTCCATACTTATAAATAGTCTTAATTATATTCTTCGTCAGGAATTTTATCAGGAAAAACAATATAATATTCATTTAAGAATAAAATTAATGTATCATCATCAATAAAGACCTCTTCATCTTCAGAATCCCAATCGTCCCATTCGTCATCCATATCCACAGAATCAAAAATATCCATCATACCTGAATCATCATAACCAAACTCAGAAAGGTATTCAAACTCAATAACATCTTGTCGTACACCCTCATCACCCAAAAGTTGAAACTCAACCCTTAAGATATTGCTCTCTTTATTTATATATGATGAAATAATTTCTCTTACTTCCATTTTCTTATTATTAAATAATGTTTATTCTTATTACAAATATCTCAAAAATGATGAAAAACACATTTGAAATACTCAACTATGATTTCTGTGACGAAGAACTTACTATAGATTTTGCAATCAATAATGAGGAAGGATACAGAACTTTTAAGATAAGTGAATATGATTTTTACGATTTTTTATCTGACAACGAATACTTAGAAATGTTTAGTGACCAATGGAACTATACATATGAGTCACATTATACTGAACACTGGGTGGTTAGTGTTGATGAGTATATGAGTCACTACTTTTCAAGTGACGATTTGATAGACTTTATTATTTACTATTTTAAGAATGAAGACTATCCTGAATTACAAACAGAAACTTATGAGAGTTAATACTTTAATTGTTGACGATTTTTACGATAACCCTGAAGAGGTTAGGGAGTTCGCACTACAACAAGACTTCGGTGTGGATGGAAATTACCCTGGTCATAGGACAGTATCATTCTTAAATGATGGTATCAAAGAAACCTTAGGAAACCTAATTAGACCTTTTGCAGGTGAAGTAACTTACTGGGGTGGCGAATACTCAGGAGCCTTTCAATATACAACTGCCGAGGACCGTTCGTGGATACACTCAGACAGTACAACAGGGTGGGCTGCGGTATTATTCTTAACACCAAATGCACCAGTAACTGCAGGAACAGGATTGTTTAGACATAAAGAAACGGGTTTATCTTCGTGGGATGGTAGTCAACATACCGATGAAGAAACTGCAAATGCCCCACATATGATTGAACCTCGTGATTATACCAAATGGGACTTAGTAGACCAGTTAGGTAATAAATTTAATAGATTGGTCATGTACCGTTCAGACAACTACCACGTTTCATTAGATTATTTTGGTAAAGATTTAGAAACAGGTAGACTATTTCAAGTATTCTTTTTTACTTCAGAATATTAATATTTTAATTATCATTTTATTATGAAAGATATTGTAAACCCAGACTTAAACATAGAAGAACTACAAAAGACCTTTAAGGAAAAAGGTTATGTGGTTATCGATAACTACCTTAAGGAAGATATTGCAGAGGAACTGTATCAATTTTTCGCTTATGACATGCCACCTGAGTGGTGGTCAGTAGCAACGTTTCCTGCTGAGGGTCAAGAGGGTGTAGAATATAACAGAAATATTGCGGAAAATGAAGAGAGTATTAGAGATGCTAGACTTTATGCTGAAAAGGCTTTTGGTGAAAACTTATTCTCATACGCATTTCATAGAACATTAGACGACCACTTCGAAGACTGTACTTGTCAAGAATGTGAACTACGTAAAGTAATGGATAGTAAACCTACTCACGATTTAATTTCAAAGATTACCGATTTAAAAATTGTAAGTGCCAATGAACTATTCGCGGCTTGTTATGTTAACGGAGATTTCTTATCACCACATCAAGACAGTCCAAACGGTATTATTGGTTTTGTACTACAATTAAGTAAAGATTGGTTACCTCATTACGGTGGGTTATTACACTTTTTAAACGATGAGGGTACTATCATTGAAAATGTTGAGGTTCCTAAGTTTAATAGTTTGACAATGTTCTTACTACCTAAAGACAAAGGTAAACTACATTACGTATCACATGTGAATCCAGGGGTGAATGAGATTAGATTATCCTTCACTGGGTGGTTCAGGAACTAATTCAGGGTACAATTCAAAAATCATCTCAACTAAGGTATCGAGACAATAACACTTGTCTCCTGATTGGTCATAATACTTATAACCATCTTTAATACTAATCATTCTAGGATTAAAAAATTTGTTTGAATAACTCCAAACATGCTCATCCATAAGATTAAAGTATTCCATAATCTTAGGATTGTCCTCAATGTATGTCTGAAAGTAATTAACCTGAGGGAACTCAATAGCCACTTGCATGTTAACCGAAGGTATTTCCTCAATAAAAGGTTTTATTGATAATGAACTTTCTTCTTGACGTTTTCTAAAGAAGAACCAAATCGCTCTATCATACTTTGTTATAAAGTCAAAGAAATTACTGTCGTCTACGTGATGTACCATTATTTAAAAGGTTTTCCTGATACCCACAACACCAATGACCTTCTAACACCAGATGTTACAGGTGTCACCCTATGTAAAAGATATGAGGGGAATAATGTTAATGAACCAATTTCATTATTGGCTTCTGAAACGTATGAACCTAAATTAAATTCTAACTTACCACCTTTGTATTCTTCAGGTGTTGATAGTTGTAGTGATAATGATATTTTTCTATGGGGTGTTTGTTGACCAATATCAGAATGCCAGTTGTAGTGACCACCGTTATCATAATAAATTGAATACTGTATGTCTTCGTACATTCCGTTAAGGTCAAAGTTCCAACCCATTTCAACATTCGCATCATTAACATACTCACCTAATCTTTCATAAATCCAATTAGTATCATCATTATTTCCTAACCACGCAATTTCACTTCTCCTAATGTTATCCGTGGTTTCATTGTAATCAACAGTAGCAACCTCTTTAGGGAGTTCCTCACATATATTAATAATAGTTTTTATCTCCTCAGGACTAAAAACCTCATTAAAGTAGTAAAAATTATATAAGTCTGTTTGGTGACTCTCTTGGGTTATAAAATCAAAGTAAGGCATATATTTTTGAATTTTCTTTATTATATTTGTATTTGAAAAATAAGTATTACATGGAAATTATCAACACAATTCAATATTATTTAAAAGCCGAGAAAGTATTATACTCGTGTACAAACATTCAACAACTTAAAAATTCATTTAATTATATAAAGTTGTATTATGAACGTACCGAAGACTTTTCAGGTTATAATGTTTTACTTAGAAAATACCATAAACTATCAGAAGATATGGACTTAAATGAGAAAACAACAAATTATTGATACCGTTCTATTTTTTAACGAATTAGAATTATTAGAATTAAGGTTAGAAGAACTATATGACATCGTAGATAAATTTGTTATAGTAGAATCAACAAAGACATTCACAGGTAAACCTAAATCGTTATTCTTCAAAGAAAATATTCAAAGGTTCGACAAGTGGTCAGATAAAATACATCACTATATTGTTGATGATATGCCTGATGAATTATCACAAGAAGAAATCAATAAATTAATTACAATACCAGGTATCCAAACAATGGACTGGGTTAGGGAAAACCACCAAAGACTCTCTATAGGTAATGCGTTAAAAGATTTAAAATTAGAGTTTAATGATATTATCTTAGTCTCTGATGTTGATGAGTTTCCGAACCTAAACGACATAGATGATTTTAATAAAAATCTACCATTTGGTCCCATTATTTTTAAACAAAAGTGGTTGGTATGGAACACATCATTAGAGAAGATGCACCACTGGATGGGAACTACTGCATTTTATTATTCAGATTACTTAAGAAATAAAAAGATATTTCAAATATTCAGAGACAAAAGGTGGGATGAAAATTCACCTGAGTTTTACACAAAAGAAAACGGTGGATTTCATTTTTCATGGTTTGGTGATTTTGATTTCATACGTAACAAAGTTTACTCTTTTGCACATACGGAAATTGCAACGGACTTTTGGATGGACGACCAAAATATAATTTCATTAATAAACGATGGTTATGCATCAAATGGTATGGATAGAGACGGTATAACAGGTAAACTACAATCCGCAAATTTTGAAGGGTATGATAAACCTAAAGTGTGGAGCAAACTAACAACGTTCGGTATTAAAAAAGATAACCCAATGATTTACGACTGTTTTCTCTTTGACCATGAATTAGATATGTTAAACTTACGTCTACACGAAATGGGTGAGTATGTCGATAGATTTATATTGGTTGAATCTAGACAATCACATTCAGGTAAAGACAAAGAATTGTACTTCTATAAAAACAGAAATTTATTTAAAGATTTTTTAGATAAAATTGAACACGTAGTAATTGACTTACCTAATGAGGTATACTATGAACCTCATCCTGAACCCACAAATGAAATAGAAAGATTAAACTGGTTTAGAGAAAACTACCATAGAAATTCAATTAAAGACGTATTAGAAAAGTTAAACCTAAACGATGACGATATTGTTTTAATATCTGATATTGATGAAGTTTGGGACGATGACATACTTCGCAGACTAAAAAATAATGAAGTAGAATTTGATACATTTAAGACTATTCTCCAAAGATGGATGTATTGGAACTTTAGGTGGGATTTTGAAGACATGAGATGGCCAGGTGCCGCTTTTTGTAAATGGTCTTACCTAAAAACAACCACACCACAAAAAATAAGAAATGTCAGGTATGAGCAAGAAACACATTTAGACGATGTTAATGGTTGGCATTTATCGTGGTTTGGAGACGTAGAGTTTAACCTTCATAAGTTAAGAAACTTTGCTCACCAAGAACTATCAAATACAACACGAGAAGAATTAGAAAGAATGATTAATGAAGGGTATTTGTTTGATGGTGAAAAAATGGTTGAACTTCAATGGGACTACTTTCCTAAAAACAGAAAATTATTAGAAGAAGGTAAACTATATCGAAATATATATTCATAAAAAAACCCGTGGGTTACACGGGTTTTAATTTATAAATTGTAAATGATTAGTTAAATTTGTTAAATCGATTCATCATCTCTTTAATTTGTTTTCTATTCTCTGAGAATGATTCATGTAGGTCTTCATCTATTTCTTCATAAAGTGAACCACATTCCATACATTCACCTTCCATCATTTCACCACCACATTGTTCACAAACTTCTTTACCTTCTTCCATTTCTGAACCACATCCTTCACATTGTTCTTCTTCGTAGTAAACCGCTGCGTCACCACCTTCAGAATCAAATTCATAAGCTTCGTCTTCGTCATGGAATTTTTCTTTACCGTCCATATGTGAGTTCATCATGTCATCCATATCATCATATTCTGCTGGTGACATATCACCACCAAACATTTGCATGATTGAATAAATATCTAAACCGTAAGAGTTGTCAGAGTAAGAATTGTCAAATTGTTCAGGTCCGTCTGATTTAAATGAGTATGCTGATTCTTCATCAGATATATCCATATCGTCTGCTTCTATTTCATTAATATCTTCAGAAATAACTGATTCGTTAATTTTATGATTTTGGTAAGTTTTTACATTACCTTTATTGTCCACAGTTATCCCATTTGGGTCACTGGCACCTTTATCAACTCTTAATGGTTGTGGCTCGTTTGGAACATTACCAACCGCATATCCGTTATAGAAAGATGAGTGTTGTTGAAGAATAGAATTTCTTTCTTCATCTGAAATTGTTGAATATCCTCTCATAATAGTAGTTTTATATATAAATATGTAGTTATTATGGTTTGACTAAACACAATTTTACTGTTACTTTTTTAAAAAAAGATTATGGATAGAGATTATATTGATGAAATTGCCGAAGGAGCTATCGTTATGGACGGTTATGACGATTGTATTGTAGGTATTAGTGAAGAGTTTGGTCGTGAAACAAGAATTGTATATTCAAAGCAACGCATCATTCAAAAAATGGTAAAAACTGACCTTATGACCGAGGAAGAGGCTATTGAATATTTTTACTTCAACATGGTTGGTGGATATTATGGTGAAAGGGGACCGATTTTCTTAACTACATCCATGGCAGTTTAAATTTTATTCTCTATATTTGTGTAAACAAAAGGGAATTAGGATGAATAGTTTTTTAGAAGGATACAAAGAGTCAAAAAAAGTTAGAGATTTAATCAAGCAACCTATTTTTAAAACTAAAAGTATTGGTGGAACCTTTTACTCCTATGATAACCACGACTTAACCTTTAAAATTACTCACGTAAAACAACATGGTCGTTGGGATGAAGATGTTTTAGTAAACGTTAAAGTTTGTGGTAAAATGAAAGGTTGGGGTTGGAACACTGACGAAAACGGAATGATTAACATTAACACAAATTCAGGTTTTAGAAGTGCAGTATCAAGAAATAGGTCAATTCGTCAACACACTGAAAAAGAAGTAAAAAAATATTTTAGATTGTTTGGTGTTAAAGCTTACAATATTGAAATTGGTAAAGTGACTGTCACAGATAGTCTCTAATTACCTACCATACATCATAAGATAATATCTAAGGGCCATACTTGTTAGGGTCCTTAGTTTTCTATTAATATTATTTGTAGAATAATCATCTTTACCCTCATCTTCTATTAAACTAAAGGCCGCCATTACAAGTTCTGATTTAGTTTGTTCAGCCAAGTCTAATAACTCTTCAACCGTGTCCTCGTCAAATTCACGTCCTTTAAGTTCCTCCATCTCGATAAACTTTTTAAGGTATTCGGCACCTGATGCTAAAAATTGCATGGAGTCAAACATATTCACCAGTCCTGTATCTCTTATCTTAGTTAGGAAATCAAAGAATATCCTTTCGTTTGTTGATTTAAAAATGTCTTTTAGTTTTACTAACTCATCTAAAGTTGGGTTTTTAGATTCATTTACTGTGGTTACCACTTCAGGGAATTTCACACCAAAGTTATTTTCGTCTTTATCTTTATAATCTACATTTTGTAAAATGTGTCTAAGTAAGTTTAATGTTCCTGCTCTCTTATCGTTGGTGTCCACTACAGTCCACGGCTGAGCCTCTTTCGTCTGTTTTAAGACCTTTTCTTTATACTTGGTATAGTCATCCCACTTATCGATTGATTTCTCGTCATTAGGGGAGAATTTCCAATACTTCAATGGTGAGTTCTTTCTAAGTTCAAACCTCCTCTGTTGTGTTTGAGGTGTAATAGATAACCAAAACTTAAACAGTTCAACTCCCTTATCTTTTAACGATTGTTCAAAACCATTTACGTTCTCCATAAAATCAAAGTATTCTTCTTCAGTCCCATAACCCATTACTGGTTCAACAATACCTCTATTATACCAACTACGGTCAAAGAATGTGATTTTACCTGGCTCTATGTGTTTTTCATAACGACCGAACCAGTCTTTTCTCTCCTCAGGTGTTGCAATACCTAATGCCACCACATTATAGTATTTAGGGTCCAAATACTCAGTCATCTTACGAATTGTAGAACCTTTACCTGCTGAATCTCTACCCTCCATTACAACCACCACAGGTTTACCTGTTTCTTTAACGTGTTCTTGTAATTTTAATAATTCAACCTGAAGGGGTATTAATTCTTTTTTGAATTGTTTTCTTCCGATTTTTGATTTTTCTGGCTCAACTCCTCCATATAAAAATTCATCTTCAACATCGAAATCATCTGATGGGTCCGATTCAACATCTCCTCTTGTTTCGATTGAGTCCAAGTATTTTGATATGTATTTCCTGACATTTTCATTTTTGTCTCCTGACTTTAATAATTTTCGGTCTAAATTTCTTAAGAATAAATCTGTAACATCATCATCATTTAATTGTGACATCAAGTCTTCAAATTCTTCAGGGTTTAACTCATTACTAATTAACTTATCGGTTAACTCTTGAACGCTTTCACTTAAATTTGAATTATCCTCTTTTTTTAAATCTTCTTCTTTCATCCATATATCCTCTGCAGATACTAATGATAAGGTTCTTCCGTTATCCCACTTTACTGAAATTATTTTTTCATCATCACTATATGGGTCTCTACCTACACTAACAACAGTTCCTGCAACACCACCAGTAATTGGGGAATACTCATCCGACATATGGATACAAACGATTCTATCACCTTCTTTTACCTTAGGATTTATTTCTTTACTCATAAAAAGTCTTTTATCATAAATATATCTAATATCAGTTTAGACATAAAGACATATTTATATTAAAACAATAGAGGTGAAAGTAGTTATCACAGAACAACAATATAAAATGGTTTTAAATGAAAAGTTTGATTTAAAACTTAATTCCGTTATTGACCATTTAAATAAGTTAACAACTAAAATTGTTAATGATGTTAAAAAACAATTTAAGTTAAGTACAAGATTCGCACTTACTTATGGTGCAGGTATCGGAGCACTTATGAATCCTGTTAGTCAGTATTTACACAATGAGTTTACAGGTTTAGAAGATTGGCAAATATCATCGTTAGTTATCGCAGCATTATCCATAGTATATTATCAGGGTGAAGACTACATGAAAATGAAAAAAGATATTGAGTCTCAAGGATTAGATGATGAATTAGAAGCCGCAGTCAAAAAAACAATATCAATAAAAGAACGTTTTGCAGATATGTTGAATGTTGTGGGACTAAGTGTTTATACCGCTAAAGACATATTAGCATATACTTTTTTATTACCTGTTTTAGGTATGTTAGTAAATGTAGTGACAACTTTCGGAGTAAATTCTGTAGAGTTTACCACATTAATGGAATCAATACTAACTTCAGGATTAATTACTACTTCAGGTGTGGTAGTTAGAGACGTACTCCAAAAAATCGCAAAAACAATTTCAGGTAAACCATCCTCTTTGAAGGGCGGTGATGATATTTCTTAGAAGGTTTTATCCCTTCTTCTTCAATCAAAAATTTACGTATTGAGTTTGAGGCTTCTTCTAAAGTATTGTTTTGTTGGTACTTATGAGGAATATCCTTTGTGGAATATTTTTTATTGTAAGATGTTCTTTGGTTAAATGGAATTCTTTTTTTAATGATAAACAAACGATTACCAAACGAATCGTTATTTTCTACGACAATAAATTTTTTAAGCTCAGTTTTGGGTAAATCATTAAAATCAACCATATTAAATAAATTGAAACTCTTTATCTACTAAAAAGTAATGAACACCCATAGAATAATAAAGATTTTGAACTTTATTCTTCTCTCGTAGTTTACCAACCTGTATTAACTTTTCTTGGTCCCCGCTTTTAACACCTATAACCTTTTTACCTTTTGGTGGTTTATATTCAGTAGGTATATTAATAGTTACGGGTGTTGGTTTTTCTAAGTCTAATATACTTTTAATAAGGTTAGCTTTCGTTCCTGTTCTGGCAAGACGATACTGCTTACATAAAAGTTTTATCTCAACAAGTGATAGTTTATTTAATTCTTCTTTGGTGTGACTCATACATCAAAGATAATGATAAAAATTACAAATTACAAATTAATTATCGTAGTATTGGTCATACTCATCATAGTAAAGATTGTATTCGTATCCAAATTTTGCTGTAGTATTGTTACTGTTTTCATGTCCATCCCATTCGAAATTTACACCCATGAATAATCCTATCATATCGTCACTATCTTTAGGTCTAAGATTTATGAGTTTAAAATCGGCTTTAGGCGTTAAAATAGCTTTACTAAAAAAATCGTATAATTTATTATCAATATCGTTAAGTTGATGTCTAAATGCCCCAACATCAGGGTCAGATGTTTCATAATTAACCTCTATTTCAAAATATAAGACGGCACCTTTATCCCAAACTGAAGGACGTATATTAGTAGCTTTAACTCTAATTCCTGTTTTAACTTCTAAAATATATAAAAGGATTTGTAATGCCCTTTTAGACTTTTCACTAAATTCTTTATCACTATACGGTTCCATATCTTTGCTTGTATTCGTTACTTAAAAAATTAACCATATAATTAATTTCTTCATCATTTAATTGGTGTGCGTATTTACTTCTTTTAAACCAGTCCATAATGACTTGTTCTATCGGTTGTTTTCTTAATTTTGCAACTCTAATTATTCCTTTTAACTGTGCAGGTATTTCGTGTTTTTGACTATAATATTCAACACCTTCAGGTTCTTCTTCACCTTCTTCTTTATAATGAACTTCCTCTTCAGGTCTCATACCAAATTCTTGAAAAACATGTTCGATTTCATGAGCCACTAAATCATTTACATCCGCAATTAAATCATACATTAACTGAGGGTAGTGTTCAGGGTTAATTATAATTACCATACCGATGGTTTCATTATCATCTAAAAGTGATGCATTAACCATATAAGGCTCATCCATATTAAAATTGGCATCATAAGTTAATTCAATAGAAAATGGAGGTATATTATATGAACGACTAGTGTTAAATTTTTTAAAATCACTATCGAAATCATATTCATAAGCATTTGACCCCTTCACATCTTCAGGTAAGTAGTATTCACCATATTCTTTAGATTTTATAATATTAGTGATGTCTCTAACCACACGTCTTATAGGTTCATCAATACCTTTAACCTCATTAATTATTACGGATTCTTTAATATATCGTTTATATGGTTTTAAAATATCATCAACGACTGTCTCAGGGTTTACATCCTCATAGAAAGATGATTTAATTTTATAATAATTGGCTTTTACTACTTGTCGCGCACCAGCTTTGGTATCTATTTTCTCATAGACCATTTCAAGAATACCGTTTAAATAATCGTTAAATTCAACTGATTGCATACTCATAAATATTACTCAATAATGATATTATTAATATGTAGTTTAAAATTAGTCATCCCAATCAACCTCATTAATTTTTCAAACTCTTCTTTAGATGCGTTATTAAACATATTTGATACTCGATTAATACTATCAATACTGCTTAAATCATTTTTTAATGAATCAAACATAGTCTGAACTCTTTCATTATCAGTTTTAATATTTGAAAAGATAACATCACAACTAATATAAATGTCGATATTACCTGAATTAGACATCACTCGTATTTTACGAGGGATAAAATCTATCTCACCCGAAAAAGGTATATTGTCATTATAATTTGGTGAAAGGAAAAAATAATTACCCTTAAATTTAGAAGTGTGATTTTTTATAAACTGTAACTGTGACCTGTTCTTTATTGGAACTTGATTGGCAATCTGTTTTTTCTCTTCAAATTCTTCTTCAAAAGTTTGCATTAGTATTTAATAGTTTACTAATAAATATATCAGTATCTATTAAGTAAGAATGGAATAGAAATACCTGCACCAAAATCTATGGTATTGGAAACATTTAAGATTATTGCAATATCAATAGAACGTGGGTTTTGAGTAATAAACTTAATAGGGTGTAATTTAACCATGACATCAGGATAAAACTTAGCAGGTTCAAAATCACTAAGAACCATTTTACCGCCTACACCCACATTAAGACCGTTTCTGAAAAAACCGTAGTTTATCCCTAATCGATTCGGATACTCACCACCGCTTGACATCATCGGCATACCACCTGTGTTTATAATGTTTAATTGAGCAGTAGTGTATATACCCCACGGAGCATATGGATTACGTTCGTTGATAACCGTAGTGTTTATATTATCAGTAGATAGATATAGGTCACCATTACCAAGTAACACCCCTACGGTACTAGATTGTGAAAAGACAGAATTAACTGTGATTAAAAATGTGATTAATAATGTTGATACTCTCATATTTGTTTTATAGTTTATACAAATATAAGGAACATTATTGAAACGACCAAATGGGAAAGTTAAAAGAATATTTGATTAATAATTTAACCGAAGAAGAAATAAATAAAAAGGCGGAGGATGAGTTCCTCCGCCAAGAATTGTTTTGGGAATTAAGAAATTTGGAAATTAAAGACTCTTTAACATCTCAATCAGTTGAGGGTCAGGATATACATCAAACTTATCCTTTCTAAAGTTTGTGTGTGACCATATACCTTCGCCACCATGATTTGCTAGTTGATTAAACTCAAATGCTCCCCAATCACCTCTTTTAACGTCATTATAGGTACGAAGTGCATATCGAGTATTTCTACCATCAATACCGTCCTCAGTTAATTTCTTACCGTTCATACCTAAATAACCTTTAGAGTTTAAGAATTTTTGTAATTCTAATGTATCCATATCATCTGTTTTTGTTTTCTTTTCAAATAATTCTAACATACCTTTTTTAATATCTATGTTAAAATCTTCAGCAGACTTTTCAATTAGGAATTTTACAGATTCAATTTGAGCTTCGGTATATTTTTGGTAATACCTGTACCCCTTCCAATTTTTACCTAAATCAACAACATCTTCTTCAGGAACTCTACTGTTAACATATGTGAAGAAATCACCATCAGCGGATTTAGTTAGTGGACCGTAGTTACAAATTTCAATACCAATTGCAATCTTATTTAATTGAGTATTGTTTGAATTTTTAGTTCCTAAGTGATGTGCCCACGATTTAACAGGAAACGCTTCAATAATCTTTCCATCCCAATCAGTATTTCCGTCACGTGTTGATTTACCACCAATAACATATTGTGTGGCAACTCTTAATGGTTTACCACCTCTAGTTTGGTCTCTGTCCCATGCACTTACAACCCAGTCAGGTCTGTGACTACCAGCGGTATGATGTAAAATAATAGTTTTTTTATCATACTCCGCAGGATAATACTCATTTTCAGGTAAATGTTGTTTTGTAATATTCATAATTTTTTACTATATTTGTTTTTATTAATCTATAAATAAATATGCAGACAGATAAGATTACATACTTCATGTCCTTAATTAATACTCAAGGCGATAATGCACTTATTAATGCGAAATATCTCAATATAACTGCAGATGAAGTTATTCAGGCATACAATGAGTTAGGTATGGACCCACCAATCAAACTTTTAGAAAGTACTCATCGATGGGTACCTGTTGAACGAGGATGGGGTAATGGATATGTTCGTATTATTGAAGGTCACCCATTCTATGATAAGGGTTATGAAAATATTCCTGTTGATGTTCACGGTGGGTTGACATTTAGTGAACACATTATGGATAATGAAAAATGGTCTGATGGATACTGGATTGGTTTCGATACCGCACATTACGGTGACAACCAAACAAATTGGACATTGAATATGGTAATGGAGGAAACAAAAGATTTACTTAGACAGGTTTACCATTTGAAATAATTTTATTATACTTTACCAAAAGTAAAATCCTTATGAAATGCAAACTATTATCGAAAACGTTATTGTTTGGTCTATTACTATTGGTTGGTTCACCTTCCTTATTTGGGCAGACCGTAAAAACAATAAAGACCGACATCTTTGAAGTAAAATACTCAGAATCTTTAGAACAACCTCTATGGTTAAAATATAAAGTATTATGTCCTATGGGTAATGAGTCTAGACGGGGTTTAGATTTTTACACCGTAGATAGTATTCATACTTCAGACGTTGAAGATTATCGTAATAACGTGTGGGACAGAGGTCACTTAGCACCCGCAGCTGCTTTTAATTGTGACCGAGAAACATTAAAGAAAACATTCTCATATCTAAATTGTGCACTTCAACACGAAGGATTAAATCGTGGTCCATGGAAAGAACTAGAAGAGTTTGAGCGTGGATTGGCAAAACTTTTTGATGATGTTTGGGTAGAGATTACCGTTGTTTTTGATGATGAAAAAACTAAAGTACCAGGTGGTGCAACCATACCATCAGGATTTATTAAGAAAATTACATTCGATGAAAATGTATTTGTATTTGAATTTCCAAATAAAAATGTCTCAGGTGAAGATTGGGGACACTTTAAACAAATGAATTGATGGAGGAAGACACAATGGAACTTTTGAACACCCACCCAATTAAGAAAAGTGATTTAGGATTTCACGGAAACTTATTCGGGGGTAAACTCTTAGCATGGTTGGATACAAGTGCCGCCGCTTATGCGATGCAAGTGTGTGATTCTCCAAGAATGGTGACTATAAAAATTGACGAGTGTCTTTTTAAGAAAGCAGCAAAAGAAGGTCAATTAATTAAAATATATGGTGAGGTAAAGTCTTTTGGGAACACTTCTCTTACACTATATATGGAAGCCAGGTCACACAATGTTTACTCTGGTAAACAAAATGTTATTCTATCAACGAATATAAAATTTGTGAGAATAGACGAAATGGGAGACCCTGTCCCAATCTCAGAAAGGGTTAAAAAAAAGTATATAAATTAAATTAAATAACAAAAAAATGAAAGTAGAAAAAGGTAACAACGTAAAAGTTCATTACACAGGTACTCTTGAAGATGGTCAACAATTTGACAGTTCTCGTGATAGAGGTGAAACCCTAAATTTCACAGTAGGAACAGGTCAAATGATTGCTGGTTTTGACGAAGCAGTAATGGGTATGGCAATTGGTGAAGTAAAAGACGTAACCCTTTCACCTGAAAAGGCTTATGGTGAAAGAAGTGAAGAGGCTGTTATGCCTGTTAGTCGTCAAAATTTCCCTGAAGACTTTGTTGTTGAAATTGGAGCAATGGTTCAAGGTTCAACAGCTCAAGGAATGCCGATTCAAGCACAAATTGTTGGTGAAGATGAAGAAAATATCGTATTGGATATGAATCACCCATTGGCAGGTAAGTCACTAAACTTTAACATTGAATTGGTGGAGATAGAAGGATAATGATTTATTGGTTTACAGGGCAACCGTCACACGGTAAGACCGTACTGGCGAATTTATTCAAAGAACGTCACCTACCAAACGCATACCGTATTGATGGTGATGAAATGAGAGAATTGTTTACCAACAAAGATTATTCAATTAAAGGTAGGGTTACTAATGTTGATGCAGCCCAAAAGATATCACATTACCTACACAATCAAGGACACGATGTAATCGTATCATTAGTCTCACCATATGTCGACCAAAGGGAAGAGTTTAAAACTCTTATGGGTGACAATTTAGTTGAGGTTTATGTTCACACATCTGAACCAAGAGAGCGTGACCATTTTAAGTCTGAAGCTTATGTGGCACCAAAAACTAATTTTATTGATATTGATACCACTTTAGATGGTCCTGAAGAATCATTAAGTAAACTTATTTCACAACTATAATGGAAAAGAAATCTACCATATTTTGTGATATTGACGGTACTATATTTAAGTATCGAAAGTTTGAAACGTATGAAACTTCAGAACCTGAGGTATTACCACAAGTCAAAGAAAAAATCAAGGAGTGGAAAGAGGAAGGTCATATGGTCGTATTAACTACGGCCAGACCTTTCTATCTTTTTGACCACACCGAACAAGAACTATCCAAAAACGGGATTGAATACGACCGTTTAATTATGGAAATAGAAAGAGGTCCTCGTATTCTTATCAATGATATGGACCCAAATAAACCAGGTCAACGTGCAATGGGTGTAAACCTTAATAGAGATAAGGGTTTCGAGGAGATAGATTGGACCGACTATGGATTGTAAAAATAAATGCAAAACTGGAATAAAAACTTACATGTCAAATCATCTTTAGAAGCTAGAGATGGACAATTCGCAATGTTCGTGGGTAGATGGCAACCCCTTCATAAAGGTCATCAAGAATTATTTAAACAAGCAATGGACGAGGGTAAAAACGTTCTCATATGTATCAGAGACGGTAAACCCAATGAGAAAAATCCATTTTCCCCTGAAGAAGTAAAAGAAAATATTGAAAACCATTATTCTGATGAAATTTCATTAGGGAAGGTTAAGGTTATGGTAATACCTGATATCTGTTCTATTGAGTTTGGTCGTGGTGTTGGTTACGATATCATTGAAAGGATACCACCAACAGAAATTGGTGATATATCGGCAACGAAAATTAGAAAAGAGATGGGTCTTTAATTTGTTATTAAAGATTTATTTAATATATTTGTAGTACAAAATTAAAAGTTATGGGTACAAATTATTACAGAATTCCAAAAGTAGACGATGTTAATCGTTCTTACCAAAAGTTTATGTCTCGTCTTCAAGAGATGGACCGTTGGGACCCTCATATGATTATGAACGGTTATCGGTTTATTGAGACGGATAGTGATTTACCATTATGGGACTCAATCAGTCCATGGGATGAATTTACAGAGAACCTGTCAATCCACTTAGGTAAACGAAGTATGGGTTGGAAATTCTGTTGGAACTTTCATAACAATAAATTTTATAGTAACAAAAAAGAACTTTTAGATTTCATCAGAAAAGGTAGAATTGTTGACGAATATGGTCAACGTATTGATGTTGAAGAGTTCATTGAGATGTCACTAAGTTGGGGTCAACCTGACGGTATGGTGGCAGATAAAGAATACTTTGATAAAAATGAAAGTTTATCATGGTTCAACGCAGAATCACATTATGACAAAGATATTGACGGACTCAGAGTCTCAAGTTCAACTGAGTTCTCGTAAATTAAAATGGGTTGGACACCCATCGAATAATTCTGATATTGGGTATCCTGAAGATTGGGATATTATTATAACATCAACAGGACCCTTTAACCCTAATGAAGATAATGAAAATGAAAAAGATTAAATTATTTTATTTTGACACTAATACTCTTGAATATAAACCAATTCAATTAAAGTATGTTTTAAGTATTTTAGTAATAGTCATTATATTATCTAACTTAACAACACCTGTAATAATAAAAGAGTATATTGAATCTGACCATTATGAACCAAATACGATGGTTTTAAATGTTAATGACACCACCAATAATTTTAGTGAAGAAAAATTAATTGATTTATTAAAAACATTAAATGTAAAATACCCACATATTGTATTGGCACAAGCCCGTATTGAAAGCGGTCACTACACTTCAAAAATATTCAAAGAGAATCACAATCTATTTGGAATGAAAGAGGCTCGTGTTCGTATTCATACCGCAAATGGGACTCAATATAATCACGCGTACTACACCAATTGGAGAGAGTCGGTTTATGATTATGCTTTTTACCAATGTCGGTATTTGGGTAGAGTTAATACTGAACAGGAGTATTACACATACTTAAGTCAAAGTTACGCTGAGGCACCAAATTATGTTCAATCATTAAAGGTCTTGGTTAAAAGAGAAAAACTGAAAGAATTATTTAATAATTAAATCACATGTTTGTAATAAAAAGATTTTTCAGAAGAGTAAAAAGAGTTATTGATTTTCTTCCAATGATTTGGAAAGGTTTTGATTTTGACTACCGTTACTCAATTGAGTTGTTTCAACACCAACTCAAAAGAACTGCAGATTTTATGGAATCTGACCGAGCGATGACTATGGATGCAAAGATTCGTGCAAAACGAATTCGCACCGCAGTTGAACTTCTTCAAAAGGTTTATGATGAGGAATACGGTTGTGAATACCAAGACAAACTCAAAGAGATTTATGGTGAGAAGGTTTTGGATTGGGAGTTTGTCGAACTGGATGAAAAAAGTGATTACGATGGTGAACCTCTTTACGAACTCAAATGGGAATATGAAAAATGGGACAACGCCGAAGAGGTGAAAGAAACCAAACAAAAACTTTACCAAGAGTCTCAAGAAAAACAAAAACGAGCTGAAGAGTTGGTTTGGAAATTTATTTCACACAATATTCGTGGTTGGTGGGATTAATTAAGAAATTATGTTTATCTTTGAAAAAAATAACAAGATGAAAATCACGTTCATATCAGATACTCACACAAAACATCATCAGGTAACCTCACAGTTGCCAGGTGGTGATTTGTTGGTCCATGCTGGTGACTTTTCTTCACGAGGTTATGAACACGAGATAGATGGATTCTTTGATTGGTTCAATAGTTTGGATAACTACACCAATAAGATTGTCATCGCTGGTAACCACGACCTCATGTTTGAGGACGACCCAATGTTGGCTAAAGACATCATAAGTCACTACCCTAATGCCACTTACCTTCAGGACGATATCGAAGTCATCGGTGAGGATTACTCATCATCAGTAAAAGTATACGGTTCTCCGTGGCAACCTGAGTTTTATAATTGGGCATTTAATTTACCACGAATGGGTTGGGAACTTCAACAAAAATGGGATGATATTCCTCATAACATGGACATCGTAGTCACTCACGGTCCCGCGTGGGGTCATTTGGATACCGTTGTGGGACAATCTATGCACTTGGGGTGTGAGTTGTTGGCTGAGAGACTAAAGGTCATTAAACCAAAGATACACGTGTGTGGACACATCCACAGTGGGTACGGTTATAAGTTCCATGAAGGGACACATTACTTCAATGCTGCGGTACTCGGTGAGGACTATGTATTCACTCAGAAACCGATGACGGTAGAATGGGACCCAAAAACTAACGAAATAGAATTTGATTAATCAAATTTTTTTATTATAATTGTAAAAAATAAACATTAATGAAATATAGAGTAGAATTTTATGGTTGGGAGATGGATGCTCAAGGGTACTCTCTCGATGACATGCAAGTGGAACAGGTCCGTAACCTGATGGAAGAGAACGGTGTCGATGAACTATGGGAAGTCCGTAGTGAATTAGAAGACATCGGTATTGACGTATGGGATGAAGGTGATTTGTTTCACATCTCAAAGCCATTCTACAATGACACCTTTTGGGGTAAAGTATTTGATGAGGACGGTAATGAAGTTTTGGAGATTGATTACAAAGATTTGGGTGACATGTATGACCATATTGGTGATGATGATGACATCGAAGAGTTGTATCCTTACGAGAACTACATCGCATTACCTGAGTTTTTGGATGACACCGACAACGTATTGTTGATTGTTGACGAGAACAAAGGTGGTTTGTTTGAATGTAGCTTTGAATCCGATGAAACTCCAAAATCCTCTGACTTCTCATTAATGGGAGGTACCATTGAAACACCTGAGGGTGATTGGGATTTCATCTCACGAGTATTCTTCAAAGACCAAGAATTGGAGGCGGATGATTACTTGGGCAATCGTGGTAAAGCTGCGACTGTTGAAATCTACACCAGTGATGATGATATCATTAACT